GGGCGCTCGCCATGTCTACGGGTCTGGGTAACCCGATCTAGCCTCGACCGTCACGCGATGTGACGGTCATCCGAAGGTGGCGCGATGCCGCATGAGGAGAACCGCAATGGCAGGAATGGGTCCACCTCCCAAGCCGGACGCTCAGCGCCGGCGCCAGAACGCCACCATCGCCATGAGCCGGCTGCCGGCCGAGGGCCGCACCGGGCCGGCGCCCGGCTGGCCGCTGATCTCTGACGTCGTCCTCACGACCCGGCACGAGCTCGCCGAGGCGAAGGTCCACACGCTCGAGTACGACCTCGAGGAGGCCGCGGCCGAGGACCGGCCGACCGCGGCGATCGAGCGCAAGCTGGACACGGCCCGCGAGAAGGCGACCATCATGGCCGCGCAGCTACGCGAGCAGCGCCGGCTGGAAGACACGCTCTGGGCCGACCTGTGGCGGCTGCCGCAGGCTGTCCAGTGGGAGCGGCTCGGCTGGACCCGGGACGTCGCCCAGTATGTCCGGCACAAGGTCATGGCCGAGCTAGGCGACATGGACGGCGCCCGCGAGGCCCGACAGTGGTCCGACCGGCTCGGCCTGTCGCCGATGGCGATGCTCCGGCTGCGCTGGGAGATTGTCTCCGACGAGGTGACCGCCCGGCGCGAGACCAGAACCGCGCCGTCGGCCAAGTCGGCGAAGGCGCGGCTGAGGGTGGTCGACCCGGGTGCCGTGGCGGGGGCCTGAGCACTCCGGCGAGTTCCCCACCCTGGGTTGGTCGATCGGCGAGTGGATCGAAGAACACTGCGTCATCCCGGACGGCGACTTCATCGGCGATCCATACCTGCTCACCGATGAGATGTGGACGTTCCTGGTCTGGCACTACCGGCTTCTGCCGGACGCCACCGAGGACGCCTGGCAGGCCGCATGGGCGTTCCGCCGCTCGCAGCTGGTGCGCCCGCAGAAGTGGGGCAAGGGACCGTTTTCGGCGGCGATGATCTGCGCCGAGGCGGTCGGCCCGGTGCGCTTTGCCGGCTGGGACGCCGCCGGCGAGCCAGTCGGTCGCGAATGGGCGACGCCGTGGGTCCAGGTGACCGCGACCAGCGAGGACCAGACCGACAACGTCTATCGGGTGCTGCGGCCGATGATCGACGAGGGCCCGCTGGCGGACTGGATCCCGGATACCGGCGAGACCCGGATCAACGTCCCGGGCGGCGGCCTGATCGAGCCGGTCACCGCATCCGGCCGGGCCCGGCTCGGGCAGCGGATCACGTTCTCGGTGCAGGACGAGACGCACTGCTGGGTGGAGACCAATGGCGGCTGGCGGCTCGCCGAGACCCAGCGACGGAACCTCTCCGGCACCGGCGGCCGCGCGGTCGAGACGACGAACGCGTGGGACCCGTCGGAGCAGTCGGTGGCGCAGCGGACCTCCGAGGCGCGCGTGCGCGACGTCTACCGGGATCACCGGGTGCCGCCGCGGCCGTCGCTGGCCAACAAGGCGGAACGGCGCAAGGCGCTGCGGTTGGCCTACGGCGACTCGATGACCGCTCGGCCCGGCTCGCCGGTGCGACCGTGGGTGAACGCGGATCGGATCGACGCCGAGGCCGTCGAGATCGCCGAGAAGGATCCCGGCCAGGCGATCCGCTACTACTGGAACATCCCTGACGCCGGCGTCGGCTCATGGATGGACGGCGAGAAGTGGGACGCGTTGGCGCGGCCCCGCGACCTCGCGGCCGGCACCGCCGTGGTCGGCGCGCTGGACGGCTCCGACGTCGAGGACTGGACAGTCATCCGGCTCGAGACCGAGGACGGCTACCAGTTCACCCCGACGTACGGGCCTGACCGGCGCCCGGCGATCTGGAACCCCGCCGAGCACGGCGGCCAGGTCCCGCGGCTGGAGGTCCTCGCCGCGGTCGACGAGATCATGACCACCTTCCAGGTGGTCCGGTTCTACATCGACCCGCCGTACTGGGAGACGGAGGCCGACGAGGCCGCCGCGAAGTACGGCGACAAGCGGGTGATCCGCTGGGAGACCTACCGGGCCGTGCAGATGCATGCCGCCGCCGAGCGGCTGATCACCGATGTCACCAAGTCGGATTCCGGCTTCCATCACGACGGCTGCCAGGTCACGGCGGTGCAGATGCGTAACGCGCGCCGGGCGGCCCGGCCGGGCCAGCGGTACGTGCTGAAGAAGGCCTCACCCACCCAGAAGATCGACGCCTGCGTGACCTCGATCGTGTGCCACGAGGCCGCCGGCGACGTCACCGCGGCCAAGCTCTGGCCGAAGAAGAAATCCGGGCGGATGCTCGTACTCAGGTAGGGGGATCCGTGCTGAACCTGCCCCCGGACCAGTGGCTTCAGCGGCTGATCACCTCGCACTCGAAGTACCTGCCGATGCTGAAGGACCTGAACGACTACTACGAGAACGACCCGCCGTTCAGCTACATGCATCCGGAGCTGATCCGCGAGCTCGACGGCCGGCTCCAGCAGCTGCTGCTGAACTGGTCGGCGCTGGTTGTCGACACGGTCGAGGAACGCGCCGACCTCACCAGCTTCAACCTGGAGACCGGCGGCGCCGTCGATGACCTGTGGGACATCTGGGAGGCCAACGAGCTCGAAGAGAACAGTTCGCAGGCTCACGTCGACAGCCTCGTATTCGGCCGCTCGTTCGCGATCGTGGGCGCCGGCGACGAGCCCGACGATGCACCGCTGATCACGGTGGAGTCGCCGATCGAGGTGCACGCCGAGTGGGACCCGCGTACGCGGGAGGTCGTGGCCGCGTACAAGACGTGGTGCGAGACGCTCGGCGACGGCACCGAGGTCGAGCACGCGACGCTGTACCTGCCGAATGCCACGTCGTGGTGGGTGAAGCAGAAACGCACCTGGGAGATCGACGGCGAGTACCCGCCGGACGAGCACGACCTGGGCATGGTGCCGGTGATCCCGATCGTCAACCGGCCGCGGGTCTCCCGGTCCCGCAAGGGTGTCGGCGGCCCGACGGGTGCGTCGGAGCTCAACAGCGTGATCCCGGTCGTGAACGCGGTGAACAAGGTCGCCACGGACATGATGGTCAGCGCCGAGTTCCACTCGATGCCGCGGCGCTGGGCGCTGGGTTTCGGCCCGGAGGACTTCCAGGACGAGAACGGCAACGCCGTGTCGACCTGGTCGAAGATCGCGGGCCGGATCTGGGCGTCGGAGAAGACCAGCCAGGACGGTGCGGCTGTCGGCCAGTTCCCCGAGGCGCAACTGTCGAACTTCCACGAGACGATCAAGCTGCTCGGCACGATGACCGCCGCGCTGTACGGCCTGCCGGCGACGTACATGGGCCTCGCCTTCGACAACCCGCCCTCCGCCGACGGCATCCGGTCTCTCGAGGCCCGGCTGATCAAGCGGGTGGAGCGCAAGACCCGCGCCTGGGGCCGCTCGTGGGAGCGGGTGATGCGCCTTGCCGACCAGATCAACACCGGCCAGCAGCGCGACGAGCTGCAGCGCCTCGAAGCGAAGTGGGCGGATCCGGCGACGCCGACGGTCGCGCAGAAGGCCGACGCCGCGGTGAAGCTCCGCACGTCGGGGATTACCTCGCAGCGGCAGACCTGGGAGGACCTCGGCTACACCGCCGAGCAGCAGGCGCAGATGAAGGCCGACCTCGCTGACGAGGCCGACCAGAACGCGACGCTGTTCAAGCTGCCGACCGCGGCGCAGCAGCAGGGTCAGCCGCCCGTGCCCGGTCAGCCCCCGGCGCCTGGCGGCGTCGATGCGCCTGCCGCCTGATCTCGTCGAGCTCGCCCGGCTACATCGGCTGCGGCAGCAGGAACTCGCCCGTCGCGCCTCCGCGGTCACCGCCCAGTTGTGGGCACAGGTTGACCCGGCCGACGCGCTAGCCTCCTGGCAGGCACGCCTGGGTCCGGCCGCTGTCCGCATCCTGACGGCCGCGCAGGTGGCTTCTGCGTTCGGCGCCGACGACTACGTGGCCGCCGCACTCGCGCACCAGAACGTCACCGACGGCGCCGACGGGCAGACCTCCGCGCAGGCGCTTGCAGGTATCGCCTCCGACGGCCGGCCGCTGGATACCTTGCTTGAGCAGCCGGCCGCGCACGTCGACGAGCTCACCGTCGGCGGCATGGACCCGTCCGCCGCGCTCGTGGCCGGCGGGCTGCAGTTGGCCCGGATGGTCGTCACGCAGGTCGGCGACGCGGCCCGGGTCGCGACCGGCGTAGCGACGGTGGCTCACCGCGGCGCGCACGGCTATATCCGGATGTTGACCTCGCCGAGCTGTTCGCGGTGCGTGATCCTGGCCGGGAAGTTCTACCGGACCAACCAGGGCTTCCAGCGGCACCCACTCTGCGACTGCGTGCACATCCCGGCCGCCGAGAACCTGCACAGCCCGCAGACCTCGCCGCGGGCGTACTTCGATTCGCTGAACGCGGCCGAGCAGGACAAGACGTTCACCAAGGCCGGCGCGCAGGCCATCCGCGACGGCGCCGATCCGGCGAAGGTCGTCAACGCCCGCCGCGGCATGCAGACCGCCTCCGACGGCCGGCTCTACACGACCGAGGCCGCCGGCCGCCGGCCGCGGATCATGCCTGAGCAAATTTATCGAGATGCCAAGGACCGCGCGGATGCCATTCGGCTGCTGCGCCTGCACGGCTACATCCTCTGACCTGGCGCGATGCCGGGTCATTTGCACGGAAGGTCGCGATGACCGTCAAGCACACCTGGTTCAACCTCGACCGGCACAACGAGCCGGCCGACCCGCCCGCCGACCCGCCTGCGGATCCTCCAGCAGACCCGCCGGCCGATCCGCTCGGTGACGCGGGCAAGAAGGCGTTGCAGGAGGAGCGGGCCGCCCGTAAGGCGGCCGAGAAGGCCCTGGCCGAGCGCGATGCGAAGCTGCGGGAGTTCGAGGACCGCGACAAGACCGAGGCCGAGAAGCTCACCGCTGCCCGCGAGGCAGCGGAGAAACGTGCGAACGCGGCGACCGCCCGGGCGGTGCGGGCTGAGGTGAAGGCCGCGGCCGGCGAGTTCGCCGACCCGACTGACGCGGTTGCTCTGCTCGGCGACCTGTCGAAGTACGCCGGCGACGGCGATGACATCGACGCCGACGCGATCAGCAAGGACCTCGCCGCCCTGCTCGAGCAGAAGCCGCACCTGCGCAAAGCAGCGGTCCGGGCCGGCCCACGGCCGGACCCGTCGCAGGGCGGCGGCCGCGAGGGCGGCCCGACCGACTTCAAGACGGCCGATCGTGCGGCGTTCGCCGCCGAGCTCGGCAAGTACGGCCTTCGGCCGCAGTCCCGCACGTGATCCGCATCCGCGCCCACCTGGGCGACGGGCGTACCTCGATCGAGGTCGACGGACACGAGCGGCAGATCGAGCAGGGGCGCGTCTGCGCTGCCGTCTCTGCCATCACCCAAACCGCGCTGCTCGGCCTGCAGGAGATCGCCGCGCAGCACCCGGACATCGTGTCCATCGAGATCACGGAGAAGTAGATGACCCTGTCGACCCGCGCCCGCTGGTTCCGGCTCGATCGCCACGACGTGCGGTCGACGCTGCCGGCCAGCATCCAGGCGATCATGCAGAACGGCATCCTGGACCGCACCTTCCGGGACGCCCTCATCCCGAGCTTCCTGTTCCCGGCGATCGCGGATAGCGAGCCGTGGCAGGGCAGCCTGGGTGACACCAAGACGTTCACCCGCAAGGGCCTGATCGCCCCGACCACGACCCCGCTCGCCGGCGCCGACATCTCGGGTGCCTCGACGTACACCATCGAGCAGTGGTCCGTGACGATGGACCAGTACGGCATCAGCGTGGACACGAACATGCTGCAGTCGGCGATGACCCTGGCGTCGAAGTTCCTCGCGGACGTGCAGACCCTCGGCATCAACGCCGGCCAGAGCCTCAACCGGATCGCCCGGAACAAGATGTACAACGCGTACATGGGCGGCCGGACCTGGGCGACCGCGGCGGCCAGCACCGACACGACCATCGCCGTGCAGGAGGTCTCCGGCTTCACCCGGGTGCTCGTCAACGGCGTCCCTACCCCGGTGTCCGGCACGAACCCGCTGAACGTGACGATCAACGGTGTCGCCAACACGGTCACCGGCACGTCCGTCCAGTCCGGTCCGGGCAACCTGACCCTGGGCACCACCCGGGTCGACGTCCTCGGCGATCCGGTCATCGCATCGAACGCCCCGGTGTCGGTCCGGGCGACCGGCAGCACCGCGTTCGACCTGACCACCTCCAACGTCGCCACGCTGGCGAACTTCCGGGCGGCGGTGGTGCGGCTGCGGAAGATGAACGTGCCGACCCTGGACGGCTACTACACCGCGCACATCCCGCCGGACACCGAGGCCGAGCTGTACGCGGACGCCGACTTCAAGCAGGCGCTGCAGGGCCGGGTGGACTCGCCGATGTGGCGGGACCTGTCGATCGGCCGGTTCTCCGGCATCGACTGGGTCCGCAACAACGAGACCCCGACGGTCACCTCCAACTCCGGTGCCACCGTGTTCCGGCCGATCGTGGTCGGTGCGGGCGCGGTCGTCGCGGCCCCGTTCGAGGGTATCGGCGGTCTGCTCGCCGGCACCGGCGTGGAGGACGTTCCGTCGATCCGGATGATCGAGGCGGCGCCGACCACGGAGGTCGCGCTGATCGTCCGGCCGCCGCAGGACCGCCTGCAGCAGGTCATCTCCACGTCCTGGTCGTACACCGGCGACTTCGGCGTGCCGTCCGACTCGGGCACCGGCGACGCGTCGCTGTTCAAGCGCGCGATCGTCGTCGAGCACGCATAAGGAGCAGGTCATGCAGGTGACGGTCACGAAGACCTTCAAGGTCTACTGGAACTACCAGGTCTGGCCGCTGGCCGAGGGCGAGACCGTCTCCGGCGACCTGGCCGATTACCTCCTCAAGACCGGAAGCCCGGTCGAGGAGGTTCCGGCCGGCCCGGCGGTCGACGTCAACGTCGACGGTGTGCCCGACGGCACGATCGCCCAGGTTCAGGAGTGGGTCGGCGACGACCGGGACCGGGCGGCGCTCGCGCTCACGGCCGAGCAGGCCAAGGGCGACGGCGCCCGATCCACGCTGGTCGCCGCGCTCGACAAGCTCCTGACCGCCGAATGATCACCCGGGAGGTGAGCTGACGTGGCATCGATCGCGACACCGTCGCAGCTCGCCTCCCGCATCCAGTCCGACCTGGACACCGCCACCGCGCAGTTGGCGCTGGACAACGCGTCCGGGCTGATGCGGGCGATCGCCCGGCAGACCTTCGACTTCGTGGCGCAGGAGACGGTCATCCTGACGGGCTCCGGCCAACTCCTCGTCCTGCCGCAGCGCCCGGCCGTGGTCGACGACGCCAATCCGCTGACCGTCGTCGAGATGGGCGACTTCGGCGCCGTCAACATCACCATGGTCGAGACCCGCGATTTCATGCGGGTCGGTAACGAGCTGACCCGCGGCTACCCGTACTGGGCGAACAACTCCCGGCTGGTCGGCTGGCCGCTACGCCGGCCGCTGGGCATCTGGGCGCCGCGGATCCAGGTCACCTACTCGCACGGCTACACCACCTACCCGGACGACCTCGTCGGCTTGTGTCTCGACGTCGCCCAGGCGCTCTACACGAACCCGATGGGTCTGCGGTCGATGTCGATCGACGACTACTCGGAGACCCGCGCGACCGAGCTCCTCGGCGCCGGCACCGTCGAATCCATCCGGGCCCGGCTCAGCGCGACCGGCCGCCGCCGCGGCTCCTTCTCGATCATCAACACCTGACCTCGAAACGGGGAGTCCAGCGATGGCCGGTTTCACCCTGACCGCGACCGACATCAACTCGCGTGCCGGCACCCTCGCGTACGCACTGTGGAAGGCCCTCGACGACACGCATGCCTTCAAGCTGTGGCTCGACGATGCCACCCACACGGACACCCTGATTGGCCCGACTGGCGTTGGCGTCACTACGGCCGACCTGACCATCATCCGGAACTCGTTCGCCGATCTCGGCGGCGCCAGCGGGCTGTACGCGGTCGCGCACGGCAGCTTCGCGCCGTCAGGCGCGTCGAACTACTTCTTCAACGCGAAGAACCTCACCGGCGTCAACTACGGGGCCTAGTCCCGAAAGGGGCCGGCCGTGGCGCTCTCTCGCACCGATCTGCTGCAGGCCATCTCCGGAACCTCCGGAAACTTCGGGACCGGCAGCTTCACAACCGGCAGCTTCACCCCGCCGAGCAACTCGCTGCTGGTGATCTCCGAGGGCTACCTCGAGAACTCCGGATCGACGACCGACCCGGCGTCGGCGCTCACCATTTCCGGCGGTGGCTGGACGTTCGGCTCGCCGATCTCGGTCAGCGTCTCACCGACGAGCTTCCCAACCACCTGCAAGATCTGGACGGCGCCGGTCAGCACGGGCGCCTCGATGACGCTGACACTCGGCGCCGGCGGCCGCTCGGCCGCCTTCTATGCGGTCAGCGTGGTGGCGTACACCGGCTACGACACGGGCACGTCGACCGGGGCGACGGCGACGGGCATTCAGTCGTCCGGCTTCACCGGTCCACCCACGCCGGCGTCCATCACGCTCGGCGCCGCCCCGTCGAGCACGAGCGAGGTCATCGCCGCGGTCGCCATGGACAAGTCCGTCATTGGGGTCACGCCCGGTAGCAGCCCGACGGTATTCACCGAGATTCACGACTCGATGCACAACACCGACTGGGGCGGGCTCGAAACCGAATCCCGGGCGAGTGCCACATCGACGTCGGTGTCGTGGGACGACCTCAGATCCGGCGGCGGGGCCCTGTTCAACTTCGCCGCAGTGGCCGTGGAGATCCGCGCCGCGTCCGCGGGCGCACCCACCCTGGCGCCCCCGTTTCTTGCCCAATATTCCTTCCTGTGACGAAAGGTCTTCACCCATGGCCCGCTTCAACGCGACCGTCGAGTCCAGCGCGGCTCTGGCTGCAGACACCGCATTCGCGTGGCTGCGCCCCGTCTCCGGAGTCGGCGGCAAGCTTCGCCGCGTCACGGTCGGTGTCGTCGCCGGTGCGACCACGCCGACGAGCCAGCAGGTCGAGCTGGGCATCGCCCGCACCACGAACGCCGGCACCACGCCGGGCGGCGCGGTCACCGGCGCGAAGCTTGACCCGAACAGCAACGCCGCGTCCTGCGTGTTCAACACGACCTACGCGACGCCACCCACGCTCACGTCCCCTGATCAGTACAAGGTGGCGTTCAACTCCCAGTCGGGCGCGGACCTGCCCTGGGAGGGCATCGAGGAACTGATCATGGCCGCGGGCACTACCGACGGGTTCGCGTTCATCAACCGCAACAACGCCCTCCCCGCGTCGCACAAGCTGGTGCTGACCGTCGAGTGGGAAGAGTGACAGCTCCGACCCGAAGGGCGTAACCGATGGCGCTGCGGCGACGTGTCGGCCCGGTCCGCCGCGGCGAGTTCTTCCCCTTCGTTCCGACCGCCGCGCCTGCCGTGCCCGCGCGGGCGCCGGATTGGCTACAGCGACGGCGGCCGGCGCCGAAGCGCACCGCACGTGGCGAGTTCTTCCCCATCGTCCCGTCACCACAGACGCCAGTGCCGTTCGTTTCCCGCCACCGCCCGACGCGGGGTCCTGGCCGGCGAGGCGAACTGTGGCAGCTGCCGCTCGTCGGGGCGGTGGCCGGCCAGGGTCCGTGGCTGCCGCGGTTGCTGTCGCGACGGCGTACGCCGGTTCAGGTCCGTCGCGGCGAGTTCCTCATCGTGCCGCTGGTCGGACTCGCGCCGTCCGTACCGCCAGTGGTTCCGCCGCTGCTGACGCACCGCAGCATGCGGGTGTTGCCCCGGCGTGGCAAGTTCCTGCCCGTCGTCGCCGCTCCGTCGTACTCCGCGGCACCGGTGCCGCGGCGGAAGCGGCCTGCGGCGGCGTCTCGCCGCAGTCGTGGGTGGACGGCTCCGCTCGTCACGCTCGCGCCGGCCGGGCCCGGGCCGTGGCTACCGCGCACGCTGCGCGCCACGCCACGAACGTCACCCCGGCGATCAGCGCGCGGGCACTACTGGCCGATCTCGATCGAGTCGACCTGCGATCCCATCACGCACCGGCCCAACTCCGGCACGACCACGCGGCCCGGATCCGGCACGACCACGCGGCCGTCGACCGGGATCACCACACGACCGGTTGCCTGCTGATGGAGGTGTCATGTCCCGCGACGCGCTGATCGCCCGCGGCCGGCAGGCTGCCGAGGCCGGGATGTCCGACACGTGCACGATCCGGCGTCGCACCGGTGGCACGACGGACCCGGTCACTGGCTACCCGACCCAGCCGTACACCACGCTCTACGCCGGCAAATGTCGTATGCAACAGCAGGTGGCGATCGCCCGGCCGCACGAGGCGGGCGAGGACCACGTCTACATCGTGCGCTTCGATCTGCAGTTGCCGGTCGTCGGCACCGAGGGACTGAAGGTCAAGGACGAGGTGGCCATCACGGTGAGCATCCACGATCAAGACCTGGTCGGCCGCACCTTCATCGTCACGGAATTGGCCCATAAGAGCGAAGCGACCGCCCGCCGTGTCGGCGTGATCGAAAGGACGGGGTCGTGATGGACCGGGTCGGTTTCGACGGCAGCGCGCTCGACTTCGTGATCACCTCGCTGGACCGGGCCACCGCAGTTGCCCCGGCCGAGTCGGCGAAGGTCGTAACGAAGGCCGCCGTGAACATCAAGGCCGGCGCCCGCCGGCGCATCTCCGGGCATCCGCACTTTCCGGCGCTGCCGTATGCGATCGACTTCGACGACGTGACCGTGACCAGCCGGGGCGCCTACACCGAGGTCGGGGTCAACAAGGACAAGCGCCAGGGCAAGCTCGGCAACATCCCCGAGTACGGCGCTCCGGCGCAGAACACCCCGCCGACCCCGTACATGCGGCCATCCGCTGATGAGGAGACGCCCAAGTTTGTGGTGGCCATGGAGGTCTTGGCCGTGAAGGCGCTCGGGCTGTGACCTGGCCGATCCAGGACCTCGCCGATGCGTTCTTCGCGCTGGCCCGATCAGCGCCCGGATCCCCGTCGCTGGCGGTCTACGAAGGCGCGATCCCGGACGGCGCGGAGCCGGCGTACGCATTGGTGTACTTCTACATCGACACGGCGGACGGCCTAACCGCGCCGGATGCGGTGTCGCTCTCATTCGATTCAGACGTGATCGATGTCTGGGCATACGTGCACTGCGTCGGCGCCGAGCCGGAGGCGGAACGCGCGGCCAGGGCGGTGTCGGGCCGGTTCCGAAGCGCCGTCCTCAACCAGACCCTGACGGTCGCGAACCGGAGCTGTTTCCCGATCCGGCAGCACGACGGCCAGCCGCCGCAGCGTAACGAGGATACGGGCCTGACGATCATCGATCAGGTCGACGTGTACGGGTTCCGGAGCATCCCCGGTTAGGAGTTCTCGCGGTCCCAGCGGCGGCGGTCGATCATGACCAGGCCAGCTGAGATGGCGACCCAGGCCACGGCTGCGACGGGCAGGATCAGCCACTCGCTCGGCCGCTGGAAGGCCAGCCAGAACAGCCAGCCGACGACGAGCGCGTAGACGATCCGGTTCCACGGGCCCCGCGCACTCCAGGTGCCGCGCTTACGGGCCGCACGCTCATCGATTTCCGCCATGCCTCAACCGTACGTCCAGCGTGCAAGTGATCACCGTCCGCTATTAGGCGGATATCAGTGCCCGAATTCGCTCTATGAGGAGGTGCGCCGCATGGCGCTCCAGGCATCCCAGTCGGTCGTCACGACCGGCACCACGCCCGCGGCGATCACTCCGACGGCCTCGGACACCATCGCGGCGGCCAGCTTCGGCGTCGCAGGCGTGTATCTGCGGGTCATCACGACCGGTACGGCCACGAACGTGGCGGTGCTGGATCCGACCTTCAGTGCGCTGAGCAATCCGGGCACGGTCACCGCGGTCGCGGCTCCGGCCACCGGCGTTCGCATGATCCTCGTCCCCCGGGCGGCGATCTCGCCCTCTACCGGCCTCGCGACGGTCACGTTCTCCGGCGCCCTGACCGGCGTCACCTACGAGCTTTACAGCGCCTGAGGAGCCGCACGCGATGAGCGAACCACAGCAGTACTGGATGGCCGACGTGGAGGGCGCCAAGGCGCTCGTCGTCGGCGACGAGGCCCGCGACTTCTGGTCGGTCCGGGGCTGGTCCGTGTCGGAGCCGCCGGCCGGCGACGAGTTCGTCTGGCTCCAGCACGAGCAGACCGAAGGCCGAGCGAAGTTCCCTACGCCGTCCGTGCCGCACTGGGCGGCGCGCGGCTGGCATCCGTCCGACCCGCCCGTCCCGGTGAACCTGGCCACCGCCCACCAGCAGCCTGCCGAACAGCCGCCTGCGCCGCCTGTGGCGCGGCAGAACACCGCCCCAGCACCCAAGTCCGCCGTCAGCGGCGACAAGAAGGAGTAGGTAGATGGCCGACATCACCGCTGATGGCAAGACCCGCGTCTACTGGGTCCCCGCCGTCGCCAGCCAGAACGCACCCACCACGACAGAGCTGAACGCGGGCATCGACCTCACGGCGACGCTGACCGCTGACGGCCTGTCCGGGTTCCAGCCGTCCACCGCCGACGTCGACGTTTCCTCGCTCGCCAGCGTGTTCACGGCGAATGTCAACGGCCGTACCGCCTTCAGCAACACACAGCTCACGCTGAAGAAGCAGTCCGGCACGGACACGATCTTCACCACGCTGGTCCGCGACGCCGCCGGCTTCCTCGCGATCCGCCGGTCGGTGGCACAAGCCACCGCGTGGACCTCGGTCCAGGGCCTCGAGGTCTACCCGGTGGTCTGCGAAGAGGTCGCTCGGATCGACCCGGCGCCGAACACGGTCGAGCGCTACGTCATCGGCATCAAGATCACCGCCGGTGCCGGCGGCACCGGCCCCTCGCTGCGCGCAGCCGTCGCCTGATCCTTTCAACCCAGTCAGCCGCCTCCGTCCGGGGCGGTTTTTTCGTGCCCGGCCGGTGCCGTCCCGACGCCGGCCGGGCACTCCATCGGGATATCGGGGCGGGAGAACCATGACCAGCCGTCCACGCAAGACCACCATCGCCGCCGTCACCAAGCTGGACTTCGCTGCGCTGCTCGACGGCGCGAAGCTGCCCGAGCGCACCGTGCCGATCTGCCTGCGCGGCGACCTAGCCGCCGAGCACGAGCAGCTCAATGACGAGCTCGAACTACTGGAGAAGCGGTCCGTCGACAGCCTCGCCGGTAACGGCGGATCGGAGCTCGCTCAGCGCATCGAAGCCCTGGAGGCCGAGATGCGGGCGAACACGTACCCGTTCCTGCTACGCGGAATGCGCGGGCCGGACTACCGCGCGTTCAAGGCGAAGTTCCCGCCGCGGATCGGCGACGATGACAAGCCGAACGAGCGTGACACCTTCTTCGGCTTCAACACCGAGACAGCTTTCGAGCCGCTCATCCGCATGAGCATCATCGATCCGGATATTGACGATGCGCGGTGGGAAAGACTCATGGAGTCGCTGACCGCGCGCCAGTTCGACAATCTCGGCTCCGCCGCCTGGCTGCTGAACAGCGGTGACATCGACATCCCTTTCTCGCGCGCCGCATCGCGGCTCAACCGGCTTTCCGACGAAGAGTCGAAACCGCCGATCGGCTAGGTATCCCCGGCTCGCAGCTCGACGGCCGCGAGCCTGCCACGGTCACCGAGCACGAGTACGACGACGCCGGCCGACTGATCCGTTCGATCACCACGACCGAGCCGCGCTGGACCGAAGATGACTGCGCCGAGGCACTCGCGCTGAGTCTTTACCGCGACGGCCTCTGCCCGCGGTGTGGCCGTCCGGTCGACGTGTGCACGGCCGACGAGAAGGACGGCGCTCCCGAGTTCGTCGCCGAATACACGATGTGCCGCGCGAAGGCGGCGATCCTCGCCCAGCAGCGCGCCCTGGCAAACAGCAAAACCGCCAATCCCGACGCCGACGCGTTCCTGTGGACGGCCCGAACGCGGAGGTAGACGGATGACGCTGCGGACCGTCGGCGTGCGGCTCACCGCCGAGATCGCCGAATACCAGAGCAAGCTCAAGGCGGCCGGACAGTCGACCCGCGACTTCAAGGGTGAGCTCGACAAGGCGTCGAAGAAGGGCAGCCTCGACAAGGTCGCCGATGTCGCGGGTGGCGTCGGCCTGGCCCTCGTCGGCATGGCCGGATACGCCGTCAAGAGCGCGGCCGACTTCGACAAGTCGATGAGCGCGGTGGCGGCCGCCACGCATGCCCCGGCCGACCAGATCGCCAAGCTGCGCGTAGCGGCGATCCAGGCCGGCAAGGACACGCAGTACTCAGCGACCCAGGCGGCCGACGGCATCACCGAGCTGTCCAAGGCCGGCGTCTCGACCGCCGACATCCTCGGCGGCGGCCTGAAGGGCGCCCTCGCGTTGGCCGCCGCCGGCCAGATCTCTGTCGGCGAGGCGGCCCAGACCGCTGCCTCGGCGATGACTCAGTTCAAGCTGAAGGGCGACCAGATCCCACACGTCGCCGACCTGCTCGCCGCGGGCGCGGGCAAGGCGCAGGGCTCTGTGCACGACATGGGTCAGGCCCTGAATCAGAGCGGCCTCGTCGCCGCCCAGTTCGGGCTCAGCGTCGAGGACACGACCGGCGCGTTGGCCGAGTTCGCGCACGCCGGGCTCATCGGCTCGGACGCCGGCACGTCACTGAAGACAATGCTGCTCGCGCTGGCCAATCCGACCGGGCAGACCCTGGACATGATGCATGCACTCGGCATCAGCTTCTACGACGCCCAGGGCAAGTTCATCGGCTTGAGCGGCGTCGCCCAGGTACTGCAGACCCGGCTCAAGGGCCTCAGTCAGCAGCAGCGGCAGGCGGCACTGAGCCAGATCTTCGGTAACGACGCGATCCGCTCGGCGTCGATCCTCTACACCGACGGCGCCAAGGGCGTCCAAGGGTGGAGGAATGCCGTCAACGATGCCGGCTATGCCAGCGACACCGCCTCGAAGCTGACCGACAATCTCGCGGGCGACCTCGAGCGGCTCAAGGGCTCCTTTGAGACGTTGGCGATCCAGGGCGGCTCTGGCGCGAACAGCGGGCTGCGGCTCCTGGCGAAGTCCCTGAACGACATCGTGAACAGCTTCGCCGGCCTGCCTTCCGCGGTCAGCGGAACCATCGTCGTTCTGACCGCCGTCGGCGGCGCAACGCTGCTCGGCATGGCCGCTTGGATCAAGTACCGCAAGGTCCTCGCCGAGACCCAGGCGCAGCTCGCCGCGACCGGGCCGGCCGGCGAGAAAGCGGCCGTCGGACTAGGTCGAGTGACGTCCGCGCTCGGCAGCGTCGCCATGTGGTCGGCCATCGCCGAAGCGGTCGGCGTCTTCTTCGACCAGCTCGACACGAAGAACGTCGACGTCGACAAGCTGACTAACTCGCTACAGCAGTTCGTGGACACCGGAAAGTCCGCAGGCGAGATGAAGAACATCTTCGGCGACAACTTCGACAACCTCGGCAATATCGCCCAATACGCCCAGTCGGCGACCAGCGGGTATGGCAAGTTCGTCGACAGTGTCGCGAACTCCCTGCCGGGCATCGGGGCTGCGGGCAAGGGGATCGGCGACTTCGCCTCCCGGCTTATCTCGGGCACGGACTTCGACACCGCGAAGCAGCAGATGGCGTCGCTCGACACCTCGCTGACCCAGACCATGACCACCATGAACGACTCCCGCAAGGCGTCGGATCTGTGGAACAAGGTGCTGTCTCAGTCGGGCCTCGACACCGACCAACTGGCCCAGCTGCTACCGAACGCCTACACGGAGGTCGGCGCGCTCAATACCGCCGCCGATAAGGGAAAGTCGAGTGTGGGCGGTCTCGGCGCTGCAGCGCAGAACGCGGCCGGAGCGACCGGCGACCTGGGCAGTGCACTGAAGGTCGGCGCGTCCGCGCAAAAGAGTTGGGCGAACGAGGCCGATGCCGCGGCCGGTGCTGCCCGCGGCGAGATCGGCGCCCTGTCCGACCTGAACGCCAGGATGAAAGCCCAGGTCAACCCCGTCTTTGGTCTGCTCACTGCGGAGAAGGACCTCACCGCGGCGCGGAAGGCCGCGACGGACGCGGTCCACAAGTACGGCCGCAACTCGGATCAGGCGAAGGAATCCACCCAGAAGCTGACGATGGCCGCGATCAGCCTGCAGGGCGCGGCCGGCGCCGCAGCCGGCACGATCGACGGCAAGATGACGCCGGCCCTGGTCCAGACGCTGCACGCAGCCGGGTTTACCGATTCGCAGATCAAGGACGTTGCCAAGCAGTTCCGCCAGGCCAAGACCGACGCCGACAAGTACGCCGGGAACTACGCGGCGAATGTCACGATCACCGGCGCCGGCAAGGTCGAGGCCGAGTTCCGGAAGCTGTCGGCGCAGCAGCAGGCGCTCAAGAGCGGCAACACGATCGCGCGTCTCAGCGGCACCGGCGACGGGCCGGGTTTCGCCGGCGGCGGATGGACCGGCCCGGGCTCGAAGTATCAGCCGGCCGGTGTCGTGCACGCCGACGAGCATGTGATCCAGAAGGAATCACGGCAGAACCTCGAGGCAGTCAAGCCCGGCGCGCTCGACTACATGAACCAGACGGGCAAGTGGCCCGGCTACGCCACCGGCGGCATGGTGTGGCCGTTCCCGGTAGACGCCAGCAAGACGAAGATTCCGCAGCCGGCCTTCAGCGCCCCGGGCGGGATCGGCGGCAACGTGGCTCAGGGCGGCGGCCCCGGCTACAAATGGATGGAAGCGGTCGTGCGCGCGGCGTTCCCGGGCATGCCGGTCTACAGCGACTACCGGCCGGGCGCGATCACCCTGACCGGCAACCGGTCGTATCACTCGGTTGGCCGCGCGGTGGACTTCGCCCCCAGCCTGCCGCTCGCCGAGTGGATCAACCTGCACTTCATGCGGCAGACCAAGGAACTGATCACCCCCTGGCAGTCCCTGAACATCCACAACGGACAGCGTCACCAATACTCGGCGCTGATCGAGAACCAGCACAACTTTGCCGGCGGCAACGCCCACGACCATTGGGCGATGGCCAACGGCGGCATGATTACCGAGCCGGTCTTCGGGATCGGCGCGAGCGGCCGCACCTACTCGTTCGGCGAGAACTACCAGCCGGAACGGGTCATCCCGCAATGGCAGACCGGCGGCGGTAGCGGTCAGGGCGCCACCGTCAACGTGACCTTCAGCGGTCCGGTGGGCAGCCAGTACCAGCTACAGACCTGGCTCGCCTCGTCGATCGACGACCTGCGCCGCAAGGGCAAGATCTGATGGCCGCCCGGTACAAGCTGCTGATTGACTGGATCGGCGACGGCGACTTTACCGACGCCGGGGACGATGTGACGCTGCGCACGCTCGACCAGCGCACGGAGCTGACCGTCCATTACGGCCGCGACCAGGCCCGCCAACTCTCACCGACCTCGCCGGGTGAAGCCCACTTCGAGTTGGACAACCGCAGCAAGGACTACTCGCCGGAGAACGCCTCATCGCCACTGGTCGGCCTGGTCCTACCGGGCCGGCACGTGCAGCTTCAGGCAACGCTGGCCGGTGCGACGACGACACTGTTCGACGGCTATCTCGACGACTTCGACGTCAAGCCCGACCTCATCGAGCGGTCCGTCGATGCCACCTGCACCGATTCCCTGGGGCGGCTGCGGGGCGTCAACATCACC